TTTGCTTGGTCGATAATAGATGACATATCAGTTATTAGTGCGTTCTTCTCTTTCCACAGTTCTCGGTGTGCGTTCATCAGCATTGACTTAGCTTTCTCAAATGATTTAAGCATTAGCCAATCGCTTTCCCTATCCAACATCATACAACGAGAATGACAACTTCCGTGTACTACAACTTTGCGAAACATACCAAATTCGCTATCGGTTGCATAAGGTGCGTGTTCAGTCCACCCATAGTTGTTGCTACCCTCTCTCATTAATGCAAAATCGTGGTAAGTGCCATTGGCTTTTGCTATGTCAGCAAAGTCCCTTGACATTTCGTGTTTCTGCATTGTGTAGTTTGGATTGTC